TCATCGCCTCATCAACTGCACTTACTTTTAGTTCAACATCAGGTGTAATTTTATTTAAAAAGTTACGTATAGATCGACTATCGATTGCCAATAGTTCATTATCAATAAATTTACGTATAAATACTGTTTCAGTGTTACCGTCAACCGACGTAATTAAGTATTTTAAACGAGTAGTTAATGAAGCTTCTTTTTTAACTTTAGCTAATCCAGTCACTTCTGCATCTATCTTTTTAGTATCAGCTTGTGTTAATAACTTAACAGTAATCTTATGTTTACTAGCTGGCAATTCTACCTCGAACTGTGCTTTACCCGATGCATGTTGTTCCCAATCAATGTCTTTATCTTTTATCTGTGTCAAGTCGACTTCAACAGTTTGCTTATTACCCGAAGGAGTATTAACCTCTGTTTCATATTTAGCTCCATACCCTAATACACGAGCCGCAATCATTACTGCATTTTTATCTCCAATCAATAAGTCTCCATAATCGAATGGCGTCACTATAAGCGCTTGAAATAATTTATCTAATACTACTCCTTGCTTGATGTAACTTTGATTAGTAAGAATATCTTCTTCTTTAGCAGTCATATACTTCATTTCAAGCTTACCCGACTTCAATGGATGGCCGTCTGGATATGGAATTCCTTTACTAGGCAATTCGATAATTTCAGTTGGCCCTGTATATCCTGATGAAGGTGTTCCTGGATTTTGGGTTTGATAATTTGCTGTTGCCATTGCCTTTAATTGTGCATCTGATAATGGCCCGCCTTTGTACTCGTCGTTAACTGTTGGCATATTGTTTCCTTATAACTTTAATTTTATATAAATATATGAACAGTAAAAAAGCCCTTGTCTCCAAAGGCTTTTAATAGTTTTTTTATTACAATATTAGAATTGCAATATAGCGTAATCGTATTTTAATGTCAACTCAATGTTAACTGGATCTTCTGTTGCCCAATCCATATCACCAAACGTTGCAGATGAAATAAATGCTCCTATCAAAGTCCATTCTTCAACCTTATCACCTACCGGTCCTAAAGTATTAAAAGTAATGTTCTTTTTATAAAAGTCACTATAACCATCACGTCCGGTTACAGACTCGTGGTGCAAACGTACCCATTCCATTACCGCTTGTGCTCCCGACGGAACAACTGGGTCATATAATGTTACGGTAACATCTTGCCAACGGCTTTTACCTTTTAACTTACGTTCTACGTTAATATGATCTAGAATCACTTCACCTTGGTCAATACTTGGACGACTTGCAGCCTTAATAAGGTATGCAGGAATTCCCTCAATGTACATAATGAAGCGGTTCGCCATTTTCGGCTCATACGCGGTATAAAATATTTCGCTTGGATCTAATAATTCTGCCATTTTCTTATCCTATTATTTCTTATAAATATCTACTTCTCTAAAATCCTATTCTGGGAAACTAGCACCTGTCGGTAGAATATTGAAATCAACAATAATAAATTCAGCCGTTTTAGCAGGTTGAAGATAAATTGCTCCTCTCATTTCATTTCTATCAATTACATCAGGAGTATTATTTGTTTCATCCATTACAACTTTAAAGGCATATAAACCTTGACGTTGTTGGATATTATCAAAGTATGGATTAACAATACTTAAGAATCTGTTTCTAGTTGCAGCTGTATTATTTTCGAATACTAAATACTTAGTACTTGAAGCAATAAACTTCTTAGCAGCAATTAATAAACGACGTACATTTACACGATCCAATGCAGAAGCTTTCTTTTGCAATGTCTTTTGTCCAAATACAACAACACCGTTATTAGGGAAAGTTGCAATTGGGTTTACAGAAGCATCATATAAAGTATCTCTGTTTGATAATGTTAATTTGCGTTCTGTTTGAATTGCAATATCAATACCACCACGATTCAAACCTGCAGGCGCAAACCATGGAGCAGCTACTCGGTCATTAAATGCATATACACCAGGTACTAATGTAGAAGCCGGAACCCATACATTCTTTCCTAAGTCATTATCTGGAATTTTAACCCATGGCCAATAAACAGCGGCATAATTACTATCACGACCATCAGCCGCAGTAGTTGCAGTTGAAATACCAGAACCATATTCTACTGGGTCATATACTAAGAAACAATCACCACGACTTTCTACCATACCAATAGCTTCAGTGATAACATCAGCGTGGTTTGTTAAGTTATCAATAACGCCTGGTAATACTAATAAATTAATATCATATTCGTCTTGGTTCTTTAACAAGCGAATTGCATCGATATAAGCATTTTTACCGTCGCCGCCGTTTGCTAAATTAAATCCTTGAGTATTTGTATTGCTAATGTTTTCAAAGAATGCTATTGGATGTTGAACAGTTCCGTCACTTCCATTTGCAAATGTTCCAGATACCGCAGCCGGTAATGAAGCAGATGCTGCTCCAACACGTACTTTACCGTTAGCATCTAAATAATTTAACGTTGATCTAACTTCACTAACACGTATATATGATGATTTATTAGGGAATGAACCAGACAATTGAAGGAATGGATCTCCAGTACCACTATCACGTAACGTATATATTTGGTCTCCAATTGCACGAGCAATAAAGTTTGGTGAATTAGGATCTAGTGTTAAATTATTGAATTGTTCTACAATTGTCTTTCTACGTGATGTATCATCTCCACGACGAATAGATAATGTAAATGTACCTTTCACACTACTTACATTCGATACTTCCCAACGTAAGTTATTAGAACTTCCGCTTACTAGTATGTTGTTAGCACCTTCATCTAAAGGACTACCTTGTCCTAATGTATTTGAAGCTGCCAATCGTCCACTGTTTAATCCAGCCCCGTCAGCTAAAGTAGTTAATTTAAATGAATATCCAGATCCAATTGATTGCGTTACATATGATGATGCAGGACTATAAGTTCCAGCTAAAATACGTACTACAGTTAAAGTATCTGCATATTTTAAATATTCTTGGGCTGCATAGTTAGTTAAGTATTTATAACTTCCTTCAACTGCCCCAGAACCACTTGTAAATTCTCCGCCAAATACATTTACGAACTCTGAGTAACTAGTTACTTGAGTAGGAATACCGGCAGGTCCTTTTGCAGTAGGTCCTATAATTGCAGCTCCGATTGCAGCAACTCCCGCAGGTAAGAACGACTGATCTACTTCATTCGTAAATACTCCGGGAGATATAATTTTTTCGGCCATTAGTTTGCTCCTAAATTATTGTTAACATGTTTCATATAAATATCAAAGCAAACTGCCAAACACTATATTATTGTGCTGTATTAGGAGTAAATTCTCCCGTGGCAACATCTACAGTACCTGAGCCGTATTTTGTATTTAACGTCTCAAGCAATTTGCGTTCTTGTTCTTGTAAATCTTTATAAGATTGTTGAAGTTGAATCTTAGCTTTTTTTAGATCTTCAACATGTTGTTCTGTTAACATTACTTCTAACTCCAATTGGCCAAATTCTAAAATTTTAGCTTCATATTGTTTACGAAGATCTGATAACTGCTGAAGTTCTTCTTGTGAAAACTTTGTTGTTTCTGACATAACTGTTCCTTTATTAATTTAATATAAATATGCGTTAGATATAGTAAATACCTATATCTATCTTAATTGCTCCAGGAAATTGATCTACAAGTTGACCGGAGAATATATCATTGTACGTTCTTAAAAACATAGAACCTGTATTAGAACCGGATCTATATAATTCAACACTACCGGTAAATGATCCGGACTTATAAAATCCGTATGTTAATATCGAACCTGTAGCACTACCAGATATATTAGAAAAATTAGGTAATCCAGACGATGACAATTCATATGATCCAGTAGTGATTCGTGACCATGTTGCAGTTACTGTCGATTTGCCGCCAGCAATTGAAACGGTAGGTGTTGATGTACCTGTCTGTGTTATTGACGCTGAATAAAGTGATATGTAAGTTCCCATATTATATCTTTGTTATATTGTTACATTTAAGAAAAATTTAAGTTTAAGTGTAAATGATCCATTTGCTGCTAATGCATTGGCCATATCACTGTTATTACCCGGGTTGAGTTGTATACAAAATCCTACGCTTCTACAATCCCAAAATTCTTGAGTTGCTGACATTAACGGTTCAAAATAAGTACCTACTAAATTTTTACCTAACTTTTTACCATACCCGGTACCGGTTGGATATATCTTTTGTGACTTCCATGTACCAGGAGCTCCTACAGTAGAAGCTACAAATGGACTAGCAGCAGATGGTGTAAATGTTCCCGGTACAGCATAGAAGGCAGGTGTATTTTGTCCCCAGCCTGGGCCTAAATCTACTTGTCCTGCCATTTGGTTATTTCCGCCGGCACTAGGAGATGCTATATTTGTATTCAACCATGGCGTATATACATTGTTATAAAAATTATTATATGCAGTGCCATACATGTATTGGCTATAACTTCCACCCGTTTGATTTCTTAACATGTTAATATTGTCATGTATTGCTGATACGCTTAATATTCCAGGCCCATATGATGCTGATAAATTTGTTATTACACGTATTGCATTGATTTTAGTTATTGGTGTATCCGGTACGAATACTGGTGAAACAAACCCCCATTCATTATATATAAATGCTAAAGATACATCACTTAATGATCCAAATGAAGTTAAAGGCCCTACATTTGAAGTCGTCGAAAGCTTAATAACATCATTCACAGCTGCAGTAACAAAACCATATCCATTTGGATTATATGAACCTGTAACAACAATTGAAATTTCTCCAGTAGTTAAAAGCGCTTGAGTGCCGCCGGCGACAACTGTCGACCATCCACCTGGTAATGGGTTATCATAACAATTAAATACATATGATTGATTATCACTCGGAACTACAAAGCTTTCATCGATTGCACCATTAATGTCTCCACCAGTTAAACTTGGATATACTCTTATTCCAACTCCACTTGCATTAATTACAGTTACCGACTTTCCTTTTTGAGGTGTTGTTGGTAATGTACAACAGTAATTTAAGTTACTAGCTGTTGTTATTAAATTTATTCCGTATTGTAATGACGCAGTTGTATTTGTGCCGGCTACAATGGAAATTGAACCTGGTTGGAATGAAGCTGTACCATGTGGTTGGAAGTTGTTAATAGGATATACAATACTAGTACCTACACTCGTAAATCTAAAATCTCCACTTGCTGATATTGCGCCGTTAACATTTTGATTACCATTAAAAGTATTAGATCCGGTTGTAGCATATGATCCGGAAAACGTATTGGTAATTACCGGCGATCCATTTGAAGTAATAGGGCCAGTAGTATTAATACTACCCGAAATAATTTGATTACCGTTAATCGTTAATGATCCGGTTATATTTACTGACCCTGTAATAATTTGATTACCGTTAAAAGTATTAGAACTAGTAACAGCATATGAACCAGTAATATTAGACGATATAAATGATCCGGTTTGTGAATTAGTGATAAATGACCCGGTTTGGGTACTTACTACAACAGGCGCGCCGTTAATAGTAATTGATCCTGTAACATTAATTGACCCCGTTACATTTAACGAGCCTGATAGTATTGGCATTTTATTTCCTTGTTATTAAGATACTCTTATCATTATGAAACTTCCGTTTCTATACAATCCGCCTAATGGTACACCTGCAGCTGCTGCTGCCGTATCATCTGCAAAATTTAAACTTTGTGATACTTTAGTTAATATAACTACCGATGCAGTAGAACCAGATACTGTCAACGACCCAGTAATAGTAGTATTACTAGCTACATTTAATGTAGATGCTAATCTAGTTGCTCCTGTTACGTTTAATGTAGATGTTAATCCTACCGGAGGATCTAGTTGAACAGTTGCGTTTCCGCTAGTATTCCAAATTCGTACAGTCTGTATTGTATAGAAATTTGTATCACCCATCATCTCAATTGAGCCGCCGGCTCCGTGACTTACTGTGATATACTTACTAATATCAATCGATGAACTTACACCTTGCTTCTGTGTACGTAATGCAATATTATACCAGTTATCAGCACCCACTAGTGGTTCTATTGATAAACTAGCAGTTGCATTAGTAGCTCCTGATGCTGACACTATAAAGCTTCCAGAGACGTTCATTAATGCGCGTCCAGACGTACCATAATCTAAAAATCTATTACCGTTAGAATATCCAAGCTGTCTTTCTTCCCAATTGACTGACACCCTTTCATTACTATCGTATAATGCTCCACCTTCCCAATCAACAGTACCATAACCTGCTGCATTGTACAATCTTCTAGATTCCCAATCAACACTATTAAGTTCACTACTATCATATAATACTCTCGAATCCCATGTAGCGGCAGAATTTCCTGCAGCATCTACTAAATAACGTGTCCCCCAGTTAGTACTTACGTTACCTTCCGAGCCAACTAATCTCAACCCACCTGCGCCCCAACTTACAACGGCAGTCGTGCCATTCGTTGTATACAGATATCTATTAACAGAATCAATACTACCAGATACTTGGAAACCACCAGTAACTTCTAAAGCTAATGTAGCTGCACTATTTGCTACATTACTTCTAAATCTAGCAGGACCTATATTACGTAATGTACCAGATCCAGATACTAATAATGAACCTGTTATAGTAACACTACCAGATGCATTTATTTTACCAGGTGTTCCCCATTCATATGCAAGTAAACCTGATGAATATAATGCACTTCTATTTCCCCAGTTTATTGATGTAATTGCAGATGAATCAGTTAATGTACGATTGCCCCATCTAACACTTGCAACTTCAGATGTATCTAATAATGTTCTAGGAGCATATGAACTAGCTCCGTTCCAGTCAATAGAAGTTAAACCATTTTCATCAAATAAATAACGCGCACCCCACATTACACTAGTATTAGTATTAGCATCAATTAATTTTAAATCAGTTGAATCCCATTTTACTACCGGTACATTGATTCCTGCAATATACAGATATCTATTAACAGAATCAATACTACCGGATACTTGAAGACCGCCGGTAATTTCTAATGCCGTTACCGTAGGGCTCTTTGCCATATTACTTCTAAATCTAGCAGGTCCTATATTTGTCAATGTACTAGACCCTGATACTGTTAACGAACCAGTAACTGATAATGAACTACCGTCAAATACTAAATTAGCTTCAGCTGTTACAGTACCATCGCCATCACTTGTTAACACTCTATTAATACCATCGGATGCAATTGCAGGTGTAATATTACTAGCCGTTAAAGCATTACTAGCAGATGTAGCAGTTCCTATTAATGATCCAGTAAATCCACCCGTCGCTGTTACTCCACCTGTTATTGTACTATTACCTATCAATGCAGATGAACCAGTTATTGTCAATGAACCTGATAAAATAGCACTAGTGCCGTTAAATGTAAAATTAGCTTCCGCTGTAAGTGTACCATCACCATCACTAGTGATAATTCCGTTATTAACATTACTTGCAATCGCAGGTGTAATATTACTAGCAGTTGCAACTGACATTGAAGATGTTATAGACAATGGTAAGTAACTACCCGTAATAAACGTGAAGTTGCCGTCTAGTTCGGCATATGTCAGTTCAGACCCTTTTACTAATCTCAGCGTAAGTGGCATAATTTAAATCCAATTATAAAGTTTTATATAAATATGTATCAATATCCGTTCGGTGGCGGATCTGTAATGTTAACATTGAAACTTTCAGTCTCACTACCGAATGCAATACGTTTAACTGAGAATTGTTTTGCCATTGACGATCTGCGTAATTCATAAGGCATTAATAATGTGGCCTTAACATTCAATGGTAATGTGGCTCTAACAATACGTTCTTCGCCAGGTCCGTTACTTTGTTCAAATGAATAGTCTTGTATTTGTGTTACAAACTTCCAAGTAGTGCCCCATGCAAATCCACCTGTTGGCATAATCTGCTCAATGACACTATTCATTTGTTCATTATATTGAGTCCATATTGATAATTCATATGCAACATCGATATATTCCGGAACTGAAGATAAATATAATTCACGTGAAGGTCTAGTATTTTGAGTTGTTGAAAATCGGTCATACTGATTCTTACGTGTATATTTAGGTTGATGTACTAAAGTATTACGTGCATAATCGTTAGTGCTAGTCGGATTCCAATTGACATCTAACTTTTTTAAGGTATCACGTTCTGTAATACTATTACGTCGTATGGCAATTACCGGGGTCATTAACTTGCCGGCTTGATCTAACATGTATCCTCGCGCACGCACAGAAGACCATTTTTCGCCGCTAGCATATTTTATAGGAACATCTATTATAGACTCATGTTCTATAATCTGTGGTTGGATTATATCACGTATATAAGATATAATTGCATAGTCTACATCATAAATAGTACATTTAGGAGTTTTAATGGTATCATTATCTCTACGAACGTCATCTGCACGACTAGTTTTAATGTTATCTGTAAATGAACTATATGTTCTTTTGAATTCTGGTTTAGCCATTACAAGTTCCTAGGTTTAGAACTAACAACTGAAGTGCCAGATCTTGTTTCTATTATATTCAAGCCATTAGTTCTTGTAACATGTGCTTCAATTATTACAGATATATCCATACCAAATATACCACGATCTGGGACACCTGGATCAGTAAGTTCACTTCGGCCGGCGATATGTTCTTGCGACATGGCCTCATTATCAACTTCGTAATATTCTAAGTCCCAATAAATAATATCACCAATTTCAATAATAAGATTTTTTTCAATTAAATCAGGTTTAAAGAATGCAAACAAAGCTGTACGATTTTTATCCATACCGTAACCTTCGTCTTGCGCAGTTGTAGCATCACGTGCAATTAGCGCATTCATTCGAACAGGTTGATAATACGTTTTACGATCTGACTCGCCGTAGATGTTTATATCGGTATCAGGTAGTGCTAATTTATATAGTCCGACTTCTATATCTATATAACGATTTATTAGTTCACGATTAATGGAACGGAATAAACTCATATCTCTATCACTGCCGAATAAAGCCATTACATTATCCTATATAAATTTTAAGTGGTATAAAATTCATTTGCCCTTGCAATGCCGTTGCTTCTGCTTGTTTACGTTCCAATTGTGATTGGCGTGACATTGTATCTAAAATATCTTTCAATTCTTGAAGTAAGGCATCTTTTTCTGTTTGAGCTGAACTTATTAAGTCGGCTCCATTTAATGTAATTTCAGAGTTTGGAATTGGAATCGCGGAATACTTACTACGTACCCATCCTAGCATTTCTTTAGCCAATGATAATGCATATCTACGTACCCATTGTCTACCAACACTATTAACATTACTATAAATAACATTATCATATGGTACATTTGAAAAGTCTGATATAGTACCGGTATTATGACCGTTACCAGACTTTAACGGATTGCTACGATCTGATTTCTTAATGTATTCAAAATATATTTTGTTAAATGCTCCTCCGTCTGGTATAGGAAATATACGTATACGGTTGTTATGTATTTCAAATGAATATGCAGAACGACGTACCAAGTCATTGAATTCAATTGCCTGCAAACGTAATATATCAGCATAGATAGGCATCATCATAAATGATACACCTGGTGAAAAGCTTCCGAATCCAAAAGCATCTAACATTTGTTGTGTTCCTACACCCGATCCTATAAATGGGTCAAAGAAACGAACTAATGCCGGTGGTGGTTCATGATAAATACGTTTAATTTCAATTTCAGTTTGGCCGGCTATACCCGACTCTAAACTTACAACGTTAGGATCTGTTAAGTCATATATTTGCTTGTTACGTGTCATTGCAATACTACCAGTGTACCATGTTACATTACCTCTGGTTCCGGTTTCTACTCCATATTCCTCTGCTAATGCAACAATACCACCTAACCCCGCGGATATATTTTGACCAGTTAAATTACTTGAAGTACTAGCCCCTTGTAAATTTAACATGTTATCACGAATATTATATGCGTTTAATTGTGCACCATATTCTGATATGGCTTCTTCGAAACATGTATAAAAATGTATATCTTGTAATTCTATTTCACTTAATGGGTAACCCAAACGTTGTGCGCACCATTTAGCAATTTGGTCTGCTTCAAGTTGAAAGTCATAGTCGTTATCATATAAACCAAACGGAGTTTGTCCAGGGAAAAACGAACTAGAACCAGGCCATATAGGAATTTTAACTGACATGATCTACCTTTCTTATAAATATCCGTACGGATGATTATATAGCTGGTTGCTCTGGAGTAACTGGGTCTACCGGTGCAGGTGGTACATATTTTTCAAATGTACTAGCACTATTGATGGCATTTGCATTTTCTAGATTAGCAATTACATATGTATCTAATGCATCAATTAATTGACTATATGCATCCGTAATAGAGGCGTTATACGTTAAAGTGTTCTTATCGATACTTTGATACCCGACTGCTCCATTGCCTCCAATGTGAACGTCCATTGCTATCTGTCCGGCATATGTTAAATGCGGTACTAGAGTTAGTAATGGAGAATCATAAATTAAACCTGTTTGTGGATTTTGAAAAAATCCTGTTACTTTAACTGCCATGTTATTCCTTTTGTTATAAATATATCAATTTATGACAACCCAAATCTAGTTTTTGTAGCGTTGTAGTTTTGGGTAATTTCTTGTTGGGAGAGTGCTCTATTGTATATTTTTACAGTTGATAAATTTATTATTGAACAAAATGTGTCTCCTGATCCTAATCTACCCATTGTAGCCCATCTAAATTGGCCATCTCGAGAACCACTTCCTATAAATGATCCATTTGTGTATAATGAAACTAAATTACTGCTATCTCTAGTTACTACTACATGATAAGTTCTATCAGTGGTAAATGTAGTTGATATTGTTAGGTTGTTAACTCCTCCAGCTTCATTCCATATGTTTAAAGTAGTAGCAGTAAAAATTACCATACTGTTTCCTCCTGTTCCACTAAGAAAATGAGCGCGGCTTCCGAATTGATTATAACTAGGTACACTCATAACTGTCTCTACTGAGAATGAAGTTGATGTAGGAAAGTTTTGAATAGGGATATTTATAAAACTCCCAGTCCCATTAAGAGCAAATGTACCACCAAATGTAGATGTAAATGTAGAACCACTTATTAAAGTTGGAGTTGCATTATTATTATTCCCACTTAAATCTCTCCAGTTAGTACTACCACTAGTATAACTTTTTGTATTACCAGCATCTAATGCTAATACTAATCCATTAGTAACAATACTATTTCTCGTGTTTACAGCCATATTATGATAATCCGTATCGTGATTTAAGTGCGTTGTAGTTTTGGGTGATTTCTTGTTGGGAGAGTACTCTGTTATAATACTGGGTTTGAGCAATTTTTCCTTTAAAGGAACCGTATGTGCTACCAACTGGTCGTCCTATTTGTGTAGGATTAGTGGGTGTTGTAAAAGTAGTGTTAGCGGGTGTTGACGCATACAATACACCATTTAAATAAAATGAGGCTGCTCCATTATTATAAATAAAAGTCATATGGTACCATGTACTATTTTGCAAAGCAAGGCCTTGCCCAAATATCTGGTTTGTAACATACCCTTGAAAAGTTAATTTTGAGTTATACAAACTAATAGCATATCCTGATGCAACTCCTGAGACGTTTCCCCACAGTATTTGCTCAGAGATCGTATCTTCAGCATTAAACCACATGCCTATACTAAATACAGTCGGTGTTTGAATACTTGAATTGGTACCTAAATCGAGATAATCATTTACTCCATCAAAAACAACACTTCCTCCATTACTTGAAATCCACGTTGGATTATTAACCATACTACCTGTAATGGTACTACCTATAGAAGGCCAAGGTTTTGTTGTGCCTGTAACTGGCTGGTATGGGGAAAGATAACCTGCTTCAAATTGTGGACCCCAGGCATAAATTCCAGTACCTTCATATTGCGAACCTGTAAGAATTCCATTATCTATATCTATAAAAGTAGAAAACGCGGCTACACTTGATGCCCAATTGCATGTTGCGTAAATTCTGTACCATCCATTACCTACATCTATAGTGCCTCTATCAACGTTTGATCCTGAAGATGCCGGCCCGAGAACAAATGAGCCTGTTGTCTGAAAATTTGATAAGGCATTAAATGTAGGTTCTACTCCCGCAGTTTGGCTACTATTATAATTTCCAAGTTGAATACCAGCGCTATCATTACCTGATCCGCTAAAATTGTTTTGTTTGACAAATAATGAGAATGTATATAGTCCACCGGATACAGCTGAAGTAACAGTAGGGGCTGTTAGTCGTTTTAAATTATTACTACCCGTACTCATATTAAAAGCAAAAGCAGTATTAGTTCCGTCAGGTGCTATTATTGCACTTGCAGTTATTGAGCATCTAGTTTTAGTCCAAGCCGCGTTAGTTAAATCTGTAGTATATGTAAAAAGATTTCTTGTAGGAGCAGCTTTTGGACTTGCAGCATCTAAATTTAATACTAATCCGTTTGTTACTATGGTAGGTGTTCCGTATATCATAAGCCAAATCTCCCTTTTGTTGCGTTGTAGTTTTGGAGTACTTCTTGGGCTGTGAGTGCTCGATTATACGCTCTAAAGAAGTAATATTCTGCATCTAATGAGTTTCCTTCATTTTTTCCTAAAACTAAGTTTTGGGTGTTATTATAAAAGGAACCAGTCATGTTTCCAGTACTTTGTGCTTCAGAAGTGATTAATGTTCCATTTCTATATTCTGCTGCTTTTAGAGTAGAAACATTAAATGTAAGTATTGAGTGGACAAATGTATAATAAGGAAATAAAGTAGAGCCACCGCTCATTATTATATAATCCCCATTATTTGCCCCAGTACCATTATCTACTGATATTATTAGACTAGCATTTGTTGCTGTGTTTGCAAGTACTCTGTATCCAAATCCCTTAGCGCTTCCAATTCCTGAAGTACTAGATCTTTTTATAAAGAGAGAGTTAACTGTCCCTATCGCCGGGGATGTTAGTCTTACTAATGTTTCTATACTAAAACTACCAGTATTAAAGTTGTATAATGATTGATTATTAAATACACATGAAGAGTTACTTGAACTTGCAAATAATAAACATCCTTTATAAGCATCAAAACCTACATTAGTTAAACTTCCACTAGTGTTATTCCCACTTATATCTCTCCAAACAGCACTTCCAGATGTATAAGACTTAGGATTAGCAGCATCTAATGCAAGTACTAATCCATTAGTAACTATTGGAGGTGTATTTTTGTATATAGCCATAATTAAGCGAAACTTGAACTTCTATATCTTGTACCGTCGTATATAAATAGAAACGATCCACTCCAATATGCACTTCCTGTTTGTGGAGCAATGGATTGAGATAAAGGTAATATAAAGCTACCACTCACCCTCATGGTACCGTAAATGTTTACTTGTGTACCGGTCTTCTCAAATACTTTATTTGGGAAGTCATACATATTAACATCCCAGTTACTTGTAGCCTCTATAATTGGAATACCAGATACATCATTTACCATGTAAATGCTTCCTGATGTAACATCTGTCACTGTTAATTGGCTACCGGCACTTGTTGAGCCAAAATCTGCTATTATGTTAGTTCCAGTTGTCGCAGCTGCAGATGATTGGGAGAACGTTGCTGCTACTCGGAATGCTGTTTCGGTTTGTGATCCTGTTGTTTGGAAGAATGTAGGTGTAATGTTTACACCATAGTATTGTCCTCCAATTGTATTGGAAGCAGATATAATAGGAGATATTCTAAATGCCGATTGGGTGGTTGCTAGTGTTATGGTAGGCGATGTAAATTCTACTTGGCCATTATTTTGTACAGTAAGTAATGTAGTTGGTGTAGTGTTAGTGACAATAAATGCATTTCCAACTGTTGCTGATCCTCCTCTAATAGAGGTATTTCCACGTATATCTACAGATGTTGCAGGAGTAGCTGATGTAGTATATCCATTACCTATCCCTACAAATCCATTACTATTTTCAACTATAAAATATCTTGTGGTAGTAGCACCATCAATTGTAAATAGATCAGCTCCGGACGGGGAAAATTTAAATCTAGTAGACCCACTTACGTCTAGTTTGTATGCAGGCGTAGTAGTTCCAATTCCAATGTTACCATTATCTAATACCACCATAGAAGCACTGGTGTTAGTATTTTCTACTCGCAGTGCTGTTGTTGATGACGTCGCGCCTGAGCCTTTGATTGTGAATCTTGAAGTTAGTGTAGGAGCAGTAGTGCCTTGTCCTATTCCAACATTACCACTGATTATCCACAAATCACCCCAAACACCGTGAGAGCCTAAAGATAAGGGTACGGATGAGTTACCATGTAATCTGAATTGGCCTCCAGAACTTTGTAAAGTTCCATTAACACCTATACCTACTACAGCAGTACCACTACCTCCATAAAATCTCGCTGTGTTTGTGCTAGATCCAAATACCTCTAAGTTGTATGCCGGTGTTCTTGTCCCAATACCAATATTACCACTTCCGCTTACATATAGTATATCACTTAACGCCGGTGAATCTATTTCAAGTAGTCCTGAGTTTGATGAACCTGTGATATGGAGTTGTGCTGTCGGCGTAATAGTTCCTATACCCACATTACCACTTGCATTAGCGTATAGTGTAGTACCAGCAGTTGTGTTTAGAGATATATTTGAGCCAGCGAGAGTCACTGGAGTAGCAGATTTACCAAGTACTGCTCCAAAGTTATTCGAATATTGTAAAAAGGGCTGATTGATACCATCAGACCATGTAAATTTGACACCTATACCATCACTAGTGGTAGTATTGATTCCGAATGAGTAGTTATTATCAGTGGTTCCGTTTACTATCATTAAACCATTATTACCACTAGTATTTTGAATTGTCAATTTACCACCGGTAGTATAAGTCGTACCTAATGAGTAACTACCCGACCCTATGATGACCATACCATCGTCACGGCCTGTTAATATAGCGGTACCTACAGAGTTTTCTACTTTTAATGATAGAGATGATGTTGTTGCACCTGAGCCTGAGATGTGTAGTCTTGCAGAAGGTGTAATTGTTCCAATCCCAAAACTGCCTGTTTCGTTTACTCGGAATAATTCATTTGCAGTACCGTTAGCAGTTACTCTAAAGATAGCATTAGTACTATCATTATTAGCATCAATATCTATTACTTGACTACCATTGTTGCTGATAGCAAAATTTTCACCCATTGTTAAGTTTTGGGTTAGGGTCAGTGAAGAAGCACCTATTACACCATTAACAAAAAGGGCATATCCTGTAGATATATTTGTTGAATTGATTGCTACTGCACCTTGTAAGATTGATGTCCCACTTATACTTAATGATCCGGTTATACTTTGTGATCCAGTGTTAGTTAATACTTTATGCCATCCTGGTTGAGAACCACTATTATAATAGTATAATCCTTCGTTTGTTGACCCTGTTAAGTATGTTATTAAACCTTGAGCAGGTGATGAGATTAATGAAGTTGCGCTTGTACGTGGTGGTAAAAAACCTCGTGTTGTGCTTGTTGCTTCTAATATTGCTGAGGCATCTGTGTAACTTAATGCACCTACCCGCAGAGAGTATCTTGTGAAGATACCTAAGCCAGTTCCAATTCCTAAATCTGAAGAACCGCCTAGAACCATTTGTCCACTTCCTCGAACATCGACAACATTTGCCCCAAATCCATTTTCAACTCTAAAAATAGGTTGTGAGTCTAATGTTAGTGAACTACTTATTCTCGCTTCACCTCTTACATTTAATTTATATCCTGCGTCTGTTGTTGTACCAATAAGAGTATTACCATTAGTAGCAATATTTAATGATGCTGTTCCTCCACTATAAATTCTATATTGATTACCACCACCAACAGCATAAATGTTATTACTACTATCTAAAATAATAGCTTGTCC